TCTGGTATTATGGCAACTGAATCAGACTACTGGTTTCACAATCTTTGCATTGGTGAAGATGAGTATTGTACTTTAGTTTTTAAAACCTCAACATTAAAAAAGATTGTCTCTCAGTTAGATAATTTTAGAAGTGTGGCAGGTGGTGATGGTAATGCAAGTCGAATGTATCTTGTCAACTTACCTAAATTATTTTCATCAGATGTAGTTAAAGCATTTAAGGAGTTGGCAGATGCCGAAGAAAAAGAAAACGATTGATACCTTAGTATCAGATATATATGAGAAACTCTCAGTCCTTGGCGAGGGTGGTTCATTAGACATTAAAGAGAAGGACATTGACAAGTTCGGTGAGTCAATGAAAGAAATACTACACAAGTGGTCCAACCCTGAACCTCGTAGTAATGAGAAATTAAGAATGTCTAATATCGGCAGACCACTACGACAGCTCTGGTATGATGTAAAGTCGGATTCAGAACCAGAGAAGATACCACCCTCAGTTTTTATTAAGTTTTTGTATGGACATTTATTAGAAGAGATAGTTTTATTCTTAGTTAAAATGTCTGGGCATACAGTAACCGGTGAACAAAAAGCCATTGAAGTTGAAGGTATAAAAGGACATATGGACTGTATCATAGATGGCGAAGTTGTTGATGTTAAGACGGCTTCAGGCTATGGCTTTAGAAAATTTAAAGACGGAACTTTACCAGAAGATGATGCTTTTGGTTATATGGCTCAGTTGACTGGTTATGAAACAGCTGAAGGCACAAATGGTGGTGCTTTCTTAGCTCTCAATAAAGAGAGTGGTGAGTTGGCTTTATTCAAACCTGATAATTTTGACAAGCCAAACATTAAAAAGAAAATTAAGGACGTTAAAAACGTCATAGCTATTGACAGTCCCCCAGATTTTTGCTATAATAATATACCTGAGGGTAAATTAGGTAACATGAAACTCCCTCGTGAGTGTACCTATTGCCGTCACAAATTCGAGTGTCATAAAGATTCCAACGAAGGTCAGGGACTTAGGGTATTCAAGTACTCTAAGGGCTTAGTTTATATGACACAGACACCTAATCCACCTAGAGTAGATGAGATAAAATATGAACGGAAAGAAAGCTAAACAATTAAGAAGACGCAGTAAAGAACTACTCATTGAATGGTTAAGGACTATGGTACCTGAAGGTGAGGATACTTCAAAGATAACAATAAATAACTTAGATGAGTTCTTACCTCAACAAACTCATATCTTTGCTAATAATAAATTAATGTTAAGTGCTTATTCTTTACGTTGGTTTTATAAACAGGTAAAGAAAAACCCAAATGTAACACTAGAAGATTTAGGAATACCAAATGTATAAGTTTAATGAAGATAAATTAGTTGAAGAACTACAACGATATATATATGACACCTATGGTCAACATTATGCTACAGATAAGTACCAAGCTACTGATGTTATTATTGACTCTGGACATGGGACAGGGTTTTGCATGGGTAACATTATGAAATATGCTAAACGTTATGGTAATAAAGAAGGTCGTAATAGAAAAGACTTAATGAAGATACTACACTATGGTATAATTATGTTACATATACACGATGAAACAGATAAATTTTTTAAGACAGGAGAATAATGGTAGATAAAGTAGGCAAAAAAGAATACTTAGGTATAGCAATAGATTACAATAGAGAAACTAAGTTTGATAAATTTAGTTTAGATACATTAAAAGATAGATATTTCTGGAAGGAGGAAACACATGCTCAAGAAGCTTTGGCAAGGGCTGCAGTCTTTGCTGCCACGTTTAAACACACTACAGACTTTGAGTTGGCTCAGAGACTTTATGATTACAGTTCCCTACATTGGTTCATGTTTAGCACTCCTATCCTTAGTAACGGAGGAACCAGTCGTGGTCTACCTATCAGCTGCTTCCTTAATTATGTACCTGACAGTAGGACTGGGCTATCTTCTCATTATGACGAGAACATTTGGTTGGCAAGTGCAGGTGGAGGCATCGGTGGATATTGGGGAGATATCCGTAGCAATGGCATATCTACTTCTAACGGCAGTAAGTCTACTGGTTGCATACCATTCATGCATGTGGTAGATTCACAAATGTTAGCCTTCAATCAAGGGGTTACAAGACGTGGTAGCTATGCTGCTTATCTTGATATTTCACATCCTGAGATTGAAGAGTTTATCAACATGAGAAAAGAATCTGGTGGTGATATAAATAGAAAGTGTTTAAACTTACACAACGGAGTTAATCTAACTAATGATTTTTTACAAGCTGTAAAGAATGATGAAGACTGGAGATTGATTGACCCTAAAACAAATAAACCGGTAAGAACCCTTAATGCTCGTGCCTTATGGTGGCAACTAATAAATGCTAGAGCAGAGACAGGTGAACCTTATATGATTAATATTGATACCTGTAATGAGCATTTACCAAAGTCACAAAAAGATTTAGGACTAGAAATAAAACAAAGTAATTTATGTTCTGAAATAACATTAGCCACGAATGAGGAAAGAACCGCAGTCTGTTGTTTGTCCAGTGTTAATTTAGAAAAGTTTGACGATTGGAAAGATAATAAACAATTCATTCCTGATTTAATTACTATGTTAGATAATGTTATTCAACACTTTATTGAACAGGTTGTGGATGTTGAAGCACTAGGAGAATACAATGCCAATTATAAAAGATTTACAAAATACCTCAAAGAAGAAAAAGAAGGTTATGCCAGAGCAGCCTTCTCAGCATACCGAGAAAGGTCAATCGGTTTGGGAGCAATGGGTTTCCATGCCTATCTCCAATCTAAAGGCATACCTTTTGAAGGGATGTCAGCAACTGGAGTCAACTATCAATGTTTCAAACACATCAAAAGCAAAGCTGTCAAAGCAACTAAAGAACTTGCAGACAGACGTGGTGCATGTCCTGACTCAGGCAGTAACAACATTCGTAATATGCATCTTCTTGCTATTGCTCCTAATGCCTCTTCTAGTATTATTTGTGGGGGGACATCTCCTTCGATTGAGCCATATCGTGCTAACGTTTATACACACAAGACTCTCTCAGGCACTTACCAAGTTAAGAATAGATACTTAGAAAAGGTGGTTAATAAAAAGAAACTATCTAAAGATGAGAAAGAAAAACTATGGAAAGATATTTCAGGGAACAATGGTTCTATTCAACATCTAGATATTTTTACAGATGAGGAAAAAGAAATATTTAAAACTGCTGATGAGATAAATCAGATATGGGTAATTGAACATGCTTATAAAAGACAAGAGTTTGTTTGCCAAGCACAGAGTGTAAATCTATTTTTCAATTTACCAAGTGCGACAGCACCTCAAGATACTCATACAGACTATATGCAATATATTAATGATGTTCATTGGTATGGTATGCATAAACTAAAATCACTTTACTACTTCAGGTCAAATGCTGCAAGAGCTACTGAGAATGTAAATGTGAAAGTACCTCGTATCAAACTTGATGAGGTTGATTGTATTGCTTGTGAGGGATAATGGCAGCTAAGTGGAATAGTGGTACAGCTCATGTTCCGGTTACTGGAATAAGAGGTAAGAAAACAAGTCAAGGTAGAAAGAACTTAGCAACTTCTACCATGAATAAAAATTATAAACGTAACTTTAAAAAATATAGAGGACAAGGAAAATAATGGACGAATTTAGAGCAGAAATAATAGAAGCTTCAAAAAAACATTTATTAGCAAGTGTACATAAACACAGAATGAACATTGAAGTTTTATTATGGAAAGGTGTGGGTGTTGCAGAACATCCAGACATTATGGAGACGATTGAAAAAGAATTAGAATTGATGGCGAGTTATGATGATAAGCTTGAGATGCTAAATAAATATTTTGGAGAATAAATGAGCTTACTAACTAGAAGAGAATACTACAAACCTTTTGAATACCCTTGGATGTTTGACTACTATGTCTTACAGAATCAAATGCATTGGATGCCGGAGTCAGTACCTTTACACACTGATGTTAAAGACTGGCAAGACTTGACAGACAATGAAAAGAATTTATTAACACAAATCTTTAGACTGTTTACGCAGTCTGATGTGGATGTTGGTGAAGGTTACACCAATAAATACATGAGGTTATTTAAAAAACCTGAAGCAAGAATGATGATGACTTCTTTTGCTAATATGGAATCCATCCATCAACATGCTTACAGTTTATTATTAGACACAGTTGGAATGCCAGAAGCAGAATACCAAGCCTTTGCTGAGTATGAAGAGATGGCTAACAAACATGATTACATTGGTAACTTCAAACCATCTAAAGCAAATAAAGAAACGATTGCCAAAACGTTAGCAGTTTATTCTGCATTTACTGAAGGACTACAACTCTTTAGTAGTTTTGCAATTTTGTTAAACTTCCCAAGATTCGGTAAGATGAAAGGCATGGGTCAGATAGTTACCTATTCTATTCGTGATGAATCTTTACATGTGGAAGGAATGACTAAAGTCTTTAGAGAATTTATTAAAGAAAACATTTCTATCTGGACTGACGATTTCAAAAAAGAAATCTATGACATCTGTCGTAAGATGGTAGAACTTGAGGATAGATTCTTAGACTTAGTATTTGAGATGGGAGACATCGAAGGACTAACAAAAGAAGATATGTATAAATACAATAGATACATAGCTGATAGAAGATTATTGCAGTTGGGATTAAAAACCAATTATGACCAAAGAGATAATCCGTTACCATGGTTAGATGAAGTTATGGGTGTTGAACATCAAAACTTCTTTGAGGGTAGAGCCACTTCATATATGAAAGCAGGACTAAGAGGTAAGCAAGATAAAATTACATTTAGTGATATTGAGTGATGCAAGAAACAAGAGAAGCAAATATTTTATCCTACAGAATATTGTTTGATGACACTGGAAAATTAATTACAGAAGTTTCCGGTCTACCTTTAAGAGATGTGAAGAAAGTTTTTACTGGACACGAAGCTAAGATTATGGAGACAATAATTAAGCAAGGTCGAGAAAAACTACAAAAAATTCATCATTATCTTGAAGGTGAAATAAATGCCATCAAAAATTAGGATTTTTTAAAAAATGACCTTATAGAATCGCTTGTAACGCATTTATCGTAGGTAAGGAATACTATACGTCCAAAAAGCTATGAAATTCGTTACAGAGCCTCTGAGGGTCTCCTATGCAGTTTAGCCTAAAATTGTGTAGATTTTGATGGATTTTTCCTTACCTTTGACCTTTATAGGCTCTAAAGCAACTAAATCGTAGGAAGAACCCTTCATAGTCTCCTCACCAATAACAATATCTTGTTGAACTTCTTTGGTTGAGC